CTAAGCTATAGTACAGAGTCAACATGCTGCTCTTTGAAATCCCTGATAGGGAGCCTAACGAGACAAGACATATCTAAAGTTCAGCTCTTTAGCTGACATACGATATGCAGGCCCGCAGGTACTCCGAATCGTACCACAGTCCCTTTTTAGGGGGAGTATGAAACGTAAGACTCCAAAGCCCCTACCCGTTCGGTATCAAATAAGTGGTGTCCATCTCCACTTATACCGGATATCTGACGGAACACCTCGTAACATCTCCTCTGTTAGGAGGGAGTCATCTTGGTCACGAGATGCTAACCTCATCCACTGAATATACAAGTACTGCTCCACTAGCTGCTTATCACTATCAGCAGGTTGTGAAACAGCACTTACTTCGACAAAAAGACCCCGTACTTCGTCCCTCTGAAGGTGGTAGTGCGTCCAGTCTTTGGTAGGACTGACGCCGAGCTCAATCTGTTTTAGACTGGTCTCGAAGCTACGCTTTTTGAGGTGAGTATTAATGGCGTCGCGTTTACTAAAAATCTTCGACGAATCGTCGCGATAGTTAGTGAACACAACCCCATCATAGCCGGGTATCTCTCTAGCGAACCTAATCAAGTAACTTCGGACATTAGTAAGTCCGAAATCGCCTGCATAGTTAGCTTGAGATATCGAAGCGGCGTAAGCGCGACCCCCCGAAAGCTCTTTTGGGAGCTTAAAGTAAAGGGGAGTTACGTCTACGCCATCCAGATAGTGCTTACCGCAGGACTCTCTAAAAGCTTCGTTACTAACGAAACTCTTCGAAGAGTTTACGGTAAAGCCATACTTGGTCAGCAATGAGGTGACAATGTGCGTTAATTTGTTATCAACGCAAATGTCATCTCCGTAAACAGAGAGCGGCATCAAGCCCGTGCTGTGTAGAGTTGGTCGCGACGAGAAGTCGCGAGAGATCTCTTTTAGTAAAGAGGTCAACTCGTCCACAGTCAGACATAATGCACGTTCTGGACCTATGGCATAGTACAGAGCTGCTAAATAGCACAGTGCGGTATAAACCACGCACTGTACTGGAAAGCAGAGAGCCGATCCCATCGGAGCAAACTTTT